AAATTGTGTGAATGTAATAAAATCTGTGTTAGTACCTGATAAAGGAGTACCACCAGTAAAGTTTGTAGTTGTTAATCTTACGGTATCAGTAGAAACAGTTGTTAAATTATCTCTACCTACAGCACCTCTTGTTACTGTAACGACTGCACCAACTACAGTCGCAGAAAAATCTGCATGAGCATCAATAGTATTTTTTAAATTTGTAGCTGTAGTATTATTATTTGTTTGAACTTGAAATTCTAATGCACCAGGAGAACCAAGAGTAGAAGTAAATACTACTGATGTTCCATTATTTTTAGTTAAAGTAATTGTTTTGCCAGCAGTTATATGTGCATAATCAGAAACTGTAATTGTGCAAGTTGAGAATGAATTGTTTAAAAGAAATCCTGATGCGCCTACATCAGTAAATGCACCTGAGGTTAATTGGTAAATAGTATCGTTAGTTGCAATAAAATTAAAAACAGTATTAGTATTGTCTCTGAATGAACCAGCACCCCTAGCGTCTGTTGCCATCGCATTAGAACTGTAAGACACCAAACTTTTAAATGGTTTATAACCTTGTAAAGCATAATAAACATTCTTAGCAACGTTTGCTCCTGGATTCAAGTGTTCAGGTTGATCTGGTAACCATTCACCAAAAGGTAATTGCATATTAATTATTCACTTACTGTTGTAACGAATCTTCTATTAAATGGAGATGATACGGTTACATCAGATCTAATTTGTAATGGCGATCCTGAAAACTGATCTTCTCTATCATTTAATTCAGCTCTTTCTAAAGCTGTTTGATACATTTGCGACCATTGTTGAGATTGATTTGGGTCAATACCACCAAGAAAATTACTTGCATGAAATAAACTTCCATACAAATAAATAGCTGGGTGATCTGTCAAAATATAATTGGAAGGGTTAGATACTGATAAAGCATCAAACTTTTTATAAAAATTTAATATGCCAGAATAAGAATCTGCTGGTCTTGGAGTAAATCTAAATGTTGATCCTAATATAGTATATGCTACTGGAAGCCCTGACATAGATGTTCCTTTAATAGAATCCATTTGAGGTGGGCTAAGATAATTCAACGCATACTTATCATTGTTACTTAATATGTAAAAATCTCTTACTTGTAAAAATCCTGTTGGTGTGCTTTCTGTTTCTGAATCAATTGTAATTGTTGTTTGACTATGCATCTGACGTATTCTTAATTTAGAATTAAAGTCAGCTTCGGCAAGAACAATAAAATCCTCAGCTATTTCTGAAGTTAAATCTGATCTGTTTAACCAATTAGCAATTGTTGATTTTAATTCTGTGTATGTTGAGAGTGCCATTATAATCTACCTGGTGCTGTTCTAAAAAGCAAAAATTCAGAACTGTTTAATTTTTTTTTCATTATTTTATTTTGAACATCTTTTGGCAATGCAAACCAATTATTACTTCCATTGTATTCTTTTGCCCAAATTTCTAAAACAAGTGTTGGAACTGAAGCAATTCTTTTTAAATCTCTTGATTTAGAATAACCAGAGTTATGAGTATATAATTTTTTATTATGCTCTACTATTGGTTTATAATCTAAATTTTTTTCAATAACTATTCCCTTATCATCTGAGTGATAGGTAGTAGTTACTAATCCTTCCTTCTCAACTATCTTATTCATAGTCTAACTTGTTTAAATATTATTTAAACTATTTAGACATTTGACTAACAGAAGCAGTTCCATCAGCAGCACTTCTTATGAAAGAAATTTTCTGACCTGGATTTACTCTGATAATCTCAATTACGTTAGCTGGCAAATATGTATCACTAGATGTTGCAACTGGTGTACCTGCTATTTTATAAAAACAAGCTGTTGTAGCTGATAATCTTATATGGTTTATTCCTGCACCAAATGCAGCGCTAGCAGCAGCGGTTGCTGTATATGCTACGTTTTCATTTGATACTACTGCAAAAGCTGGATCTGTGCTATTACCTGACATTATTCGTTCTCCTCATCTTCATCATTAATATTTGTGTCATCATCGTCATCGTCTTGACAATTTTCACACTCCTTGTTTGATTGTTCGTATCTTAAATCTTCTAAGAGATCAATGATACTATCAATTTTATCATCTAAACTTAATTGTTTTCTTTTTTTAACCATTTGTTTCTCCGTAGTTAAATGGGGATATTGCTACCCCCACTATAATTATCTTCTTATAATAACTGTTATGTCTAGTGGTTGAGTCGTTGAAGATCCACCATCAGATGTAATAGTTATATATTGACCTTCTGTAACATTGTTAAGTGCTGTTGGTTCAGCAGTATCAATGTCTCCAGCAGCTGATCCTGAGTGAGCAACTGTAAATCCACCACCTGTTACAGTAGTTCCATTTATAGCAGTTGTTACAGCAGCATTAGCTGTTGTGATTGCTCCACCTAATACAGAAATAATTTTAATAATTTTTCCGTCATCAGGTACAGCAATGTTAACTGAACTAGCAGCAGACACATCGTCTAATCTAGCAGTTAAAAAGTAGTCATTAAGTGTTCGCATTTTTTTTCCTATGTTTGCTTCGTTCCGTCTTTAGACTTCAAAGACCAAACTAAGTTAAGTTAGATATAGGGGAGAATAATCCCCCCTATATTTTTGGTTTATTATGATGTTGTTAAGTCTGCAACAATTCCTGAACCAGATTCGTTTCTAGATTCAAGAGTGTACTCAACTAACAAGAATTGCTTCATAGCATCACCAGTTTTTGCTAAATCTTCTAAAGAGAAATCTCTTAAGAAAGCTACAGCAAATAAATCTGGAGTGATTACAAAAGCATCTCTAGCTCTTTGAAATCTGTTTGGTGTTACTTGTAAAGCACCGAAATCAGATTCGTACACATCAACCGCAGCAACTAATCTTTTGTTTTCAGCTGGGTCAAATCTTGTAGATCCACCTGTAAAACCAGAAAGTTTCTGCTTGTTGAAAGAACCAACCATGACCATTGAAGGGTCTCCACCGTTATCCCATACTGATTTGATAACAGTTTTTAGTTGATCCTCTGTGAAAGCTCTTTGAGTTCCATCACTTCTAGCGTTTGTTCCAGATGTTGATGGAGCAGAACCGCCAGCACCAGCGCTTTGGTTAGTTTTTAACCAAGAACCTAGTCCTGATAGTTCTCTAGCTGTTGAGTCATCCCCAGCAACTTGAGCATTGTTGTCGCAAAGCGATGTTTCCATATCTCTTTTAAGCTCTTTTGATGCTTTAGAGATTTGGTATGCAAGCTCAGAATTTCTTCCAGCTTTGTTAACCGCTTCTAACGTTCCGGAAATGATAACAGATTTAGTTGCAATCTGAGTAACGTTTCCTCTTCTTGTTGTGCTAGACGGAGCAGAGAATGATACTTCATCTCCTTCAATCTGAGCATTAGATGCACTAGCAGCTGCTAATGAGTCTAGTTGCCATTCATGGTTAACAGCAGTCGCTTTTGATTTTGCGATGCTTGACATGAAAGGCGTATCAGTTGGAGATATATTATAGATAATATCTGTAAGATCTTCTCTAAGTCCAACTGCATCGTACTTACTATATGTGCCTGATACTTGAGCCATATTATTTTCCTTTTATTTTTTGTTGGTTATAATGTCATAGAAGATGCTTGCGGCATCGTTGACATTGCCTGATTTTTTGAGACGACCCAACTTTTCCTTACGCTTTTGGAAGTTAATATCACCACTATCTTTTTTCACACCTGAAGATAAAAACTTACCTGGTTTAGATGCTTGCGCAGCTGACATAGGTTTTACATTTTTCATATTACGGTACTTTAAAGCATCGTTAACTAACATAACAATTCTATGGTCATAGATTTGTCCAATCTCAGCATCTTTAAATCCATAAGAATTTAAAAAATTTCTAAGATTATTTTTAGTTGTACTAGCTTTTTGAGCATCATTAAACTCTGGCATTTTTTCTGCCAAGATTTTTTGTTGCTCTTGTACATATGAACTAAGTTGTCTTTGTTGTTCCTGTTGTAACTTCTGAGCAGCTTCTATCATCTTCTCTTTTTTAAGGCGAAGTTGACGTTCTACTTTTGTAGCTTCAACTGGATCTTCTTCATACAATTTATTCAGATCAACATTACTTGCTTCTGAATTTAATTGTTGTTGTGTAAAAGCTAAGATTTGATTTAATTCCGATAAACGTTTGGAATAGTCTTGCCTTTGTTGATCCGCTTCAGACATAAATTGCTTTTTTTCAAAAGATAATTCTTCTGTCTTTCTACGGTAGTCAGCATCTCTGGAATAACCTCTTTTTAATTCATCTAAGGTAACCTTTAATTCTTGACCAGCTACTTTTACAGTAAAGGTGGAATCAGGTTCTTTCTGAATATCATCTGTTTGTTCCTCAGATACTTCAGTTTCAGAAACTTCACTAGTCTCTTGTTCGGTTTCTGTTTGCGTTTCTTCTTGAACCTCAGGTTGATCTGTTTCAGATTCCTGTTTTATTGGTTCTTCAGTAACGTCTTGTTTTTCTTGAACTTGAGCATTTTGCTCAGGTTTATTTTCAGCTTCTGGTTTTGTAACCTCAGCTTTTTTTTCACTTACTTTTCCAGTTTGCGGATTAAGCAATCCTGAAATTGATTTTGCAGCTATCTGCACATCAGACGAAGCTCCCTTTACAGGGTTAGCCATGAACTCTGACATATTTTCTCCTTTTGGTTAAAGTTCCGCAATAATGCGGTTGACCTATTCTAATTTTTATTATTAGAATTTTTGACCCTCAATGGATTTTCTGAAATCTTCTAATTGTCTCTTAGCAAGTTTTCCAGTTTCCATTATCTCAATAAAGTGTTGTTCCACTTTGTTAACAATTTGATATGCTAGCCATAATTTTTCTCTAGCATCTTGTTCGTTAACGCCTGTATTTAACAGACTTTGAGAGTACAATTTTTTTAAATTTTCTATCGCTTCCACAAATATTGGATTTGATAAACCTAATCTTGCTTTCTCTGATCTACTAACTTCCGATTGGAGTTTCGTTTGATCCGTTTGTTGCATTTAATTCCTGTATCTGTTGTCCAAATTCTTGCGTAGCTTTTTGTGCTGCCATTAAATTTTTAGAAGCATTGTTTAATCTTGTCTTAGTTAAGTCAGCTTCTGCTTTTAATTTAGCAGCATCAATTTGTGTATTATACTTTAACTCTAATTCTTTCATTTTTGTCTGAAAGTCAAGTTGCATTTTAGAGTTATTCATTTGTAACTCTTGAAACTGTAATTCTAAATCAGCTTGTTTTCGTTTGTTTTCACTATCTATTCTAGTAAATTCAATCTTTTCAATAGGCGTTAAAGATGGTGGTTGAGGTGGTTGAACATACTGCATACCCACATCTGGGTTAACAAAATAATTCTCTGTATTTTTAAGACCAGCATTTTCAATCATCTTAGATAACGTATTATAAATATTTTTTAACGTTACCATTGGATATTCTTTTCCGCCTTGTAAATTAAATGCTTGTAATTGTTTTTCAAGAATACTGTTTAATATTACTAATTGTTGTTCTTTAGAACCAGAACCTAATCCAACTACAATATTAATATTATATTTGTCTTTCCATTCAGTTGGTCTCACCGGTACAAAAACATTATTTAACTGTACCATTCTTTCAACTTCTTGGTATTTAACTGTTAATTCAAAAATCTTTTCAAATAATTCTTTAACGCCAGTCTCAGCAAATATTCTAGCAATTAACTCCATACGCATTTGCGTTTGCGTCATTAGAGTATTAATTCCTGTTGCAGTTTTATTTAAACTATCTGCATCTAATCCTTGTGCGTATCTTGTAACACCAGTTCTAGTTTCTCTAACTGTGTCTAAGTATTCAAGTAATGGAAATGCTTGTTGAGAAATTGTTTGGTTTTGCATTGGCAACATAACTTGAGAGGGTGGTTGTTTCGTTCTTACAACTCCGCCTGGTCTTGCCGTTAGTAAATCATCAAGATTTACCATTCCATCCATAATCGCAATACGATTATTATTTGTTAGGTACATATTGTCTAACAACTGTCTTAAAACTGTAGATTTAATTAATTGAATATCTTGTACTAATTCAGAAACCGATCTGCCATAAAATCTATGTGGCATTGGGATTGGAGTTAATGAACAGAAAGGAATAGAATCTACTTCAACATTTTCTAAAATATCATTTGCACTATCGCCAACAACAGTAATCTTTCTTAATTCTGCAAGACCATCTCCATCGTAATCTAATCTTACATAACATTCAAAAACGTCAATGGCATCTGTTGAAGCATCTGGTGATGAAGCAAAAGGATATTCGTCTATATCAGAATATCTAGTTAGCTTTTCAGAGTTAAAAATAATTTCTTGTGAATGAGGGA